GTCCATCCTACCATAACTAAACGCAAGTTAGCTAAAGAGAAATTTGAGGCTAGTGTAAATAGAACAAAGATAATGGAAAGAAATAAACTCAAATTATCCAATACAACAGTTAATATTTCATCTACATATTTTCAAAGTTTATCTACTAGAATTAAAACTTTTATATGTATACTTTACACGATAGTTTGTCTTTATATAAGTAGTCATTCTGTACCCATATTCATATTAATGTGTTTTATCCAATTATGCTTATTAACAATTTTTTATCAATATTTACAATGGGTTACACTTAATGAAGATTATGTCTTAACTCGTAGACAATTGAGCTTAATAACTGATTCCATTATACTTTATAGAAACATAACTTGTTCTAATTTTGTAACTAGTACGTGTAATATATTTACTAATGTTAGTTTATTATCTTATTTATATGTTAAAACTTTCTTTATTAAAGATGAAAGATATAATGCTGTTAAATGGAAAGTTCTTTCTAATAAAATAGCTTCTTCAGTACCACCATTATTATTAATAGTTATTATCAGTGCTGCTTCTGCTAAGATGTTACTTCTTAGTTATAAGGTTGCTAAAAGCGTCTTATCTGAAGGAATATCACAAAAAGGAAATTATAATGCTGAAAATATCTACAGAACTGTTTGTGACAATGAAAAGCAATCATGTTGCATATTCCCTTTACCTTCTAAGAAAAGAAATACGGATATGGATTATGATGAAATTGAAAATATCACACCTTTTATAGTAGGTAATGAGCGCAATTATAATAAAATAGAAGAATTATATGCAACCATACAATCCAATGTACGTTACGCTCGTATTCGTTTTACTAATGATAGTAGTACAACTACTAAAATACTTGGTATATGTAATGATTACGCATTAGTTAATATTCATTGCATTAAAAGCGAAATATATAGTGTACATCTTTCTACTTCCAGAGATATTGCCTCAGGTATAGTTAAAGCTAACTTGAAACAGCAGGATTTTAAAAAAGTAGGAGAGGATATATTTCTAGTTAGGATAATTGGAACCTTCTTTAAAGATATAACTTTTGCTATTGCTGATATTAAGGATAGTTTCGTTAATCTCGATGGAATGTTTATGAATAAGAAGATTATTGTTAAACAAGTTCGTGAAGAAATTCTTCCTGTTAATGCTAAAGAAATGTCAGTTACATACCCATTCAAA